ATCTATGGTAATTTATTTGGGTCTATTAACTTGTTAAGTGAAGACCATTTAGAACTTATATTAAGTACAATGGATAAAGAACACGCTCTTTATTATTTAATTGAGTCTGTTAAATCCGCACATGCCAAAGGTGTGTTTACAATTGGTGAATCTGAAGTGATATCTAAATCAATTCGAACTTTAATAAAATAAAAAAAGGTCAGATTTCTCTGACCTTTTTCTTATTCGGTTTTAATTGATTATCTCAATTCTCTCAAGTCGAATGTTCTAACTCCATCAACTGTGATACGTCCGTAGAAACGGTTGTTAACCATTTTCTTAGCGTAACGTGTCATAATACCTTTGATAGGTGTAAAGTTGAATGGGTTGTACATTGTAGGTGTCAATTGTAGAGGTACATACGGAGCGTAGATGTAACCTGTGTCTAACAATGATGTTCCTTTGTGTCCAATCAAAACTTGGTTTGGTGGGAAGTAAGGATCACGGTAAACTTGGTATCTACCTGATAATGTACCAACTCTTTCAATACCCATGTTGTATTGATCTTGCTCAGGAGCCGCGTTAGATACGTGGAAGTATTCTAAATCGTCAAAGATAGCAGAAACCTCAGATGAAACAACGATCCAGTTAGCACCACCTCTCAAAGTAGATTTGTGGATTTGTGCTGACAATTGGTTGATTGCTGTAATCAATGTTTGGTTCCAGTCTTTTTGAGTGTAAGATACTTGGTTGTTGATTCTTCTCCATCCGTTGTAATCCCAACGTAATTGCCATGCCGCACCTTTACGTAAGTCACGTAAGATTTCACGGTCAATCTCAGCTGCTACTTGCTCAGATAACAATGCTGTTAACTCAGCCTCAGCGTCGATGTTATGGAATGCCGCAACGTCTTGAGCTAATTCAGGAGACCATTGTGCTCTTAGTTTTCTTTCTGTAACAGATACAGTTACTGACTCAAGGTCAAAAGAAACCTCACCAATTTGATCTTCGAACTCAAGGTTACCATATCTTCTATACCATGCAGTGAATGAAGTAGCAGATCCACCTGATGCGATTGTTGTTCCTGTGTAACCATCTAATGAAGATGCGTCACAGTCAGCACATACAGGACAAGAAAGGTCAACTTCTAACCAAATACAACCGTCATTATCACAAATATCATTGTAATTACCTCCGTTACCTGTTGGTGGTGTGTATGATTGAGTGTTGTTATCACCTGCGTTTCTGAATTGTGTGTTTGCGTTAGTTCCGTATTTAACAATACCTTTACCGTAGATTTGAGTTACAACTCTAAACAATAGAGGTGCGTATACTGTAGATCCATTGTAAGTTGTTGTTGTTACACTACAAGGTGAAGTTGTGTTAGCTGAGAATCCGTTAGCTGCATAAATTCTAAGGTCAGAAAGGAATGATTCAGTGTCCATTTCGTTACCATCAGGACCGATCAATTTACCTGCTCCTGCACTTGCGAATCCACAAAGTTTAACAATAACTTTTCTGTAGTTACCTGCTGGAATCAATTGTCCAGCACCGATAGCTGCGTCAACCAACGAAGAACCTGTCCACGCTTGGATTGTTGTTGTAGCTGTAACTGCAGTCCACTTACCTTTAGAGTAGTCAAATAATCCTGGAGGATCTAAAGACGCTTCGTTACCTTCATAGAATAAATCATAAAGATCTTTCTTGTAGTAGTAGTCGTTATCAGGGTATCCTTGGTTAGGATTGTTTAATCCTGCGTTAACAGCTTCAGGAGATCCAATAGGTGCGTAGTGGTCACCACCAGCAGTACTGTTAGAAGGTGTTGAGTTAGGATATAAGTTAGCATACTCAGAAGATGCGTTTGCATATCCTTGGATTCTTGGTACGAAGTAGAACAATTTACCGATAGGTAAGTTCATAGCTTGTACTGATACGATGTCGTTAGCCAACAATTTAGAGAAAACTCTTCTTACAATTGGGAAAACAACTGTTTCGAACGCTCCGTTTGATTGACCGTCAGAAGTTGCTTCGTTGATCAAGTAAGATGCTTGGTTTTCGTATAATTGTGCAACGTTTTCTTTTAAGTGACCTCTTAGACCATCCAAAAAGCCTAATTTGTCCCACTTGTTAATTGTGTCTTCTTTGATAACTTTAAGGTGTTTCAACCCGATGTTACCTACAAGACCTGATTCTAATAATGCTCCCATTTTTTTAGGTTTTTTATTTTTAGTTTATGTTTATTTTATTTTTCCCATTAAATCCTTCATTCTCAAGAATTGAGGATTTTCATAAGTTTTTGATTCAATCAAATTCACTGCTGATCCTGTTTCAACAGTTCTATTTAATAACTCTGTACAGATTTTTTGATTCTTTCAAAGATTCAACATTATCAAATCTTCTTAAGATGTTAACTTTTTCTTGTTTAGTAGTTGAATGTTCAGTGAACAAACGAGTAGCGTATGCCAAATTAGAGTTAAACACAGCAACTTCATTCAATTTAGTTCTAAAAACATCAAGTGCTTTTTTGTACTCATCATTTTTATTTTTCAATAATTGAACTTCTTCGTTAACTCTTGTGTTAGGTCTTTGTCTAATTTCTTTTCTATTCACATTTTGGTCAGAACCTTTTCTGTTACCAACTTTGTTAGCTCTAGGATAACTATTAGTTCTCACAGCTTCTTTAGTTTCTTTCTTTTCATAGTCTTTAAAATGACCATTTTTTTCACCTACTTTGTGACCATTACTTCTCTTGTAGTCACCTTTGTTACCACCCCACTCTTTTTCTTCTTTATATTCAAATTTTGCTTTACCTGTACCCATAGCCTTAGTTCCTTTTCCAAAAGCTTCTTTTCTTTTTTCATTGAACCCTCCGCCCATGTTAGGTTTTTTGTCATAGCTAAATTTTGGACCTTTTCCAATTCCAACACCTTTTGGTTTAACAGATTTTTTAATTGATTCCATGATACCTTCCATGTCAAACTCAGCTTCCATTTCCATCATGTCATCATCCATTTCCATCATGTCGTATTCCATCATGTCATCATCCATTTCCATCATGTCATCTTCTTCTTCAAGACCTAAACCGCCTTTGATAGCACCTGTTGCAGCACCACCCCAAGACCATTCGTCAAGTTCGTCAGAGTCCATCATGTCGTATTCCATCATGTCATCATCCATTTCCATCATGTCGTCGGATCCGTCCATTTCTATTTCGTAAATTGTTTCATTCATATCTTCTTCAGATTCACCCAATTGGATCATGTATTCGTTATCACCGTCTGTAAGATGAACTGTATTCTCACCTTCTTTTTTCACAACGATTCCATCATTATCACCCATAGCTTTAAAAACTCTTAAGACTTCAGCGTCAGAAGCTCCTGTCATATCGATAGTTTCTTCATCTTCCATTTCGTCTCCTTCCATGTCCACATCTTCCATTTCGTCTTCACCTTCCATATCAGAATCTTCAGTGTCCATTTCCATTTCAGCATCAGCCTCCATATCATCGTCCATTTCTTCATCTTCCATTTCAGTTTCTGTGTCCATTTCAGCCTCTCCACCTGTTACGGGTTCATCTTGCTCATCAATCTCCTCATCTTTTTTTGATTCTTTAAGAGATTCTTTTACTAATTGTTTGATTTCTTCACTCATTGTCGATTGAAGTATTCCTTTTGCATTTTCTTGTAAGGTCTCCTCCAAATTTCTAATTTGGTAAAGAGCGTCCTCTACTACATTTTGGTTATTTGCCATATTTGTATTTTTCATTTATTATCAAATAAATATCATGGATTTTAAAAAAAATTTATTTCTTGGGTATTTCAGACAAAAAAAAATGGGAGAAGACATTTTTGTCAACTCCCATTCCTTTAAATTCTTGTTACTATTAACCTTCTATAACCTCATCAATTTTTGATTCGACGATTGAGGTGATTCTCCAATCCATAGAATAATTTTCGTAAACCTTGGTAACTTTAGCTTCAACATCAGTAGGTGAGTACCCACGAACCAATTTTTCTTCTCTCAGCTTTTTAATCTTACCTGTGTTCTCATCAACCATATCAGTGGTGATTTTTGCTACAAAATATTTTTCGTCCATAATTAATTATTTATTCAAATAATCGGACAATCTATTCATTAAGTCAAGTGATTTTGATCCTGTTTCACCAATATGTCTTTCGGCTTGCATTTTTTTCTCCTCATCTAAATTCTCTTCGTAATTCATTCTTTCGTCTTTATCTCTGAAAAGATATGCTCCTGGCGTGGATGGAGATGATACTAAGTCAAAACAAATTAATTCAAAATCATCCTGTACTTCGTTTTGTTCACCAACTTTTTTAAGAGACCCAACACCACGAGAAGATATACCTAATGTTACACCTTGACGAAGATAGTTAGCTGCTAAATCTCCTTTTGTTGATACAATACCTCTTTCGTGAAAACCAGGACTTGTAAGTAATTTCAATTTACCTAATAACACAGGACCTTCCCACCATATATCGGTAATCGCGTGTGATACTCTATCTAAATCTATTAGAGACGATTCAGGGTGATTTAATTCAGAAAGAGCAGTTCCTTTTTGAATCATCTTTTTATAATTGTCAGCTTCTCTTTTGAGAATCTTTTCAGGGTAAACTCTCCCGTTTCTATTTGGGGTATTGTATTTTTGTAATACCGCATAAAACTCAAATGGTTTTGAATGGTCTAACATATCTCTGTTTTCTCTAATCATAGATAAGTTTCTTCTTTCATTTGGGTCTATATATCC